CACCACCGATACCTTCGCCGTAAAGAACACAAGCGGTGCTACTCGTCTAATGCAAATTTATGGTAGTATCGACGCCAAGACCGCAAGCGGCAATAACAAAGTCCTAGGCATCAAGCTGGCCAAGAACGGCACTGCCATAGACCAAACGGAGTGCCGCGCCTTCACCGGCTCCGGTGGCGACGAAGCCAAACTCGTCACCAACTGGATGATCAGCATGGCTTCCGGCGATGAAGTGGCGCTGCGAATCGCCAACCACAGCGGCACCGAGAACATCAGCTTTGGTCGCGGCCGTCTCGTCGCCACCGAGGTGCGCTGATGACAACCAAGCGCGAACAAATCCTTAGCGCGGTGCGCACCGCGCTCGTCGGCACCGTTGGCGTTGGCACGCGCATCTACCGCAGCCGCGTCGAGCCAGTGGCACGCGCCGAGAGCGCCGCGCTCATCGTCGAGCCCGTAAGCAACGTGCCGACGCAGAACACATCGCTGCCCACGCTCGATCACACACTAAACATGCGCGTGGTGATTATCGTGCGGGACGCAGTGCCCGATCAAGCCGCCGATCCCATAATCGAATCGCTACACAGCAAACTAATGGCCGACCTCACTTTAGGCGGCCTCTGCATCGACATTCAACCAGGCCCCACCGAATTTACCTTGGAAGCCGCCGACACCCCCGTAGGCGTAATTTTCAACAACTTCCGCATCCTTTATCGCACACAAGTGGCAACACTAAGCAGCTAAGCCCGAAACCTGTGCCATGTCCGCCGCTTAGACTCGACGCAGCCCCCAAGCACTTATGGCAAGAACTACAGCACCATCCGAGGATGTCCTGAGCAGCGAAGTTGCCGAAGACAGTCTGCAGGAGCTGGAACAAGAAGCCGCAGCAGAATCTGTTGAAGCGCCCGCACCTATGCTTATTGACGAGTACAGCGGCCAAGGCGGCTCGTACACCCTCGACCCCTCTACCGGCCAGCGCACGCTTGTGCAGCGTACGCAGCGTTCAGACACCCCCAGGTAATTCACGATGACACTCCTCACTCGTAAGCGCCTTCTTCTGGCGGAGATCGAGGGAACCTACGGCTCCGACCCCTCTCCCTTGGGCACCGACGCCGTGCTGGTCCGTGACCTCAACATCACGCCGGTCCAGAGCGAGAGCGTCAACCGTGACCTGGTTCGTCCTTACCTGGGCGCATCCGAGCAGCTGCTCGCCAACGTTCGCGTTGAATGCACCTTCAGTGTCGAGCTGGCCGGAAGCGGCACTGCCGGCACCGCACCCCGCTACGGCTCGATCCTGAAAGCCTGCGGCCTCGCCGAGACCGCCGTCAGTCCCGCCGTCACCGGCACCGCCACCGCGGGCGCCCTGAACAGCATCACGCTGGCGGTCGGTTCCAGCGCCACCAACGATGCCTACAAGAACCAGATCATCCGCATCACCGGCGGCACGGGCAGCGGCACCGTCGCGCTCGTCACCGGCTACGTGGGCTCCACCCGCGTCGCCTCCCTCCGCGCTCTCGCCGGCAACGTCACCCCTGACAACACCAGCGTCTACAGCATCGGTCTCCAGACCATCTACACCCCTGTCAGCAGCGCTTTCAGCTCGGTAACCCTCTACTACAACATTGACGGGGTTCTCCACAAGCTCACCGGCGCCCGTGGCACGTTCTCACTGAACACCACTGTCGGCCAGATCCCGACCCTCGACTTCACGATGACGGGCATCTACAACGCCCCCACCGACACCGCCGCGCCTTCCGTAACCTACGCCGACCAAGCCAGCCCACTGGTCTTCAAGGCAGGCAACAGCGGTGGCTTCAACCTCCTCGCCTACTCCGGCTGCCTCCAGTCGGTTGCCATGGACATCGGCAACAGCATCATCTATCGCGAACTCGTCGGCTGCACCAAGGAAGTGCTGCTCACCGATCGCTCGGTGTCCGGAACCGCAACGATCGAAGCACCCACCATCGCAGATAAGGACTACTTCACCGCCTCCCTCACCGACGCCTCCTTGGGTGACCTCTCCTTCATCCATGGAACGACCGCCGGTAACATCGTCTCGCTGGTGTCCAACCGCGTGGACATTGGAGCGCCCAGCTACTCCGACCAGGACGGCATCCACATGCTCGCCCTGCCCTACACCGCTGTCCCCTCCACCGCCGGCAACGACGAGATCCGCCTTATCTACGCCTGAGCACATCAGCAGCGCAGGTCATAGTCCCATAGCTTCGCCGTAAGTCAGATGCCTCTGCTGAGTAATCGCCGACTGCTCCTCGCCGTAAGTGAATCCACTTACGGTCAGGATCCGGTGCCAGGGGCATCTGCGGCCATCCTCGTCCGCGACCTAAACATCACGCCCGTACAGAGCGATTCCGTAAGCAGGGACGTGGTACGGCCCTACCTGGGCTCCACCGAGCAGTTGCTGGCCAACACCCACGTCCAATGCACATTCACCGTCGATCTGACCGGATCCGGCACACCCTCTACAGCTCCGCGTTTCAGCCCCCTACTTAAAGCCTGCGGATTCACAGAGACTTACACCTCATCCGCCATAACCGGCACAGCTACCGCAGGCGGCGTCAACACAATTACACTCGCAGCCTCAGCAAGCTCCACCGACAACGCTTACACCAACCTAATCATTCGCATTACCGCAGGTACGGGCAGCGGTAATATCGGAATTATTACCTCTTACGTTGGTGCTACTAAAGTCGCTACTGTGCGCTACCTTAGCGGCAGCGTCACCGCAGACAATACAAGCACCTACGCCATCGGACAGCAGTACACCTACACGCCCGTAAGCAGCGGCTTTGGCTCAGCCACTATTTATTACAACGTAGACGGCGTACTGCACCGACTTACAGGGTGCCGTGGCACGTTCACTCTAAGCGCAACCGTGGCGCAAATCCCTTCTCTAAGCTTCACGCTCACAGGCATTTACAATCCACCCACCGATACAGCACTAACATCTGTAACTTATGCCGATCAAGCAACACCGTTAGTGTTTACCCAAGGAAACAGTGGAGCTTTCTCGCTGCTAGATTACGCGGCCTGTGTCCAAGAACTATCCATCGACTTAGGTAACAACGTAGTCTACCGCGAACTTATCGGCTGCAATAAAGAAGTGCGTATCGTAGATCGCGCTGTATCAGGCACAGCCACAATCGAAGCACCAACAATCGCAACAAAAGATTACTTTACCGCTGCACTAAGCGACGGTACCCTAAGCAAGCTACAGTTTATTCACGGTAATGCTGTTGGCAATCTTGTAGGGTTCGCTGCGTCCGGTATTGACATAGGCAGTACGTCCTACGCAGAGACAGACAGTATTTTGATGCTGAACTTACCATTTACATGCGTTCCTACTGCGGCAGCTTCGGCAGAAGCAGATTCCCTGCTGCTTGACGACTCCCCCTTTAACGATTTTTACATCTTGGGTTACGGCGAAGCATCCAGCTCTGGGGTGGGAGCTGAGTGCTGCCTCACCTTCGCGTAACCCCGCCACCGCTTACGCGAAAAGCACCTACACTAAGCCGGTACATCCAGTAACTCATCCGAACAGCTTATGGCGTTCGTTCGCAAGAAGGTCAAAACCTTCAAGTGGCCTGTAACCATCGAAGAACCCGCTGACGGCGGCACGTTCGACTCCAGCACCTTCGACATCACCTTCAAGCGCCTGGGCCGTAAGGAGTTCGGCAAGCTCAGCGAGAAGGGCGATCTGCCCCTGCTCAAAGCCGTCGTGCTCGGCTGGAACGGCATCAGCGACGAAGACGGCACCGACCTCCCCTTCTCCATCGAAGCGCTCACCGACTTCGCCGACGATCCCTACTGGGTGCGCGGTGTCCTGAAGGCTTACACCGAGACCTTCGACGGCGCTAAGTCGGGAAACTGAAGGGTGCGGCGGAGTTCTGGGTAAGCGGAAGCACTAAGCGCGAGGAGGACAAGACCGAAGACGACGCTAAGGTGTTCGGCTTAGTCTTGCCCGTAGACGCGCAACCAGAACCCGCCGCCCCTTACGAGGTCTGGGACGAAAACTGGGACATCGTAATGATGTTCCTAAGAATGCAGACGCAGTGGAACACCACCATGGCGGGCTATCTCGGCTTGAAATACGAGGTGCTGCTGATGCCTGGCGGCCTGATGGACCTATACTGCGTGGACGACCGCCTCGACATGCTGGAGGGCCTGCAGATCATGGAAACTGCCGCTCTCAGCGCGTTGGCTAAGGGGGAGGATAAGCAGGATGGCTAAGCAGATTGAGGATATTATCCTCAGGCTAAAGAATGAAGGTTTTGAGAATCTAGATAAAATAAAGGGGTCATTTAGAGAACTAAACAAGGTAACGGGATTTACCGAAAAGGATATTGATAAAGTTCGTGGCCGACTTAACGAGTTTGCTAAGGAAGCAGGCAATACCGAGGCAGTAAATAAAGGGCTTATTGAAGCTTTTAAGGGACTCAAATCCCAGGTAGACGTAAATGGTAAAGCTTATGGAGAGCTTGCTGCAGAGATTACACGGATGGAATCCGTGTTGCGTGGCTCTACGGCTGCTATTGATAAGCAGCGTGCAGTTCTGCTTGAGCACGCACGTACCGGAGTTCAGAACGCTAAGTCGCTGCAGCAACAAATAGATGGCCTGGAGCGTCTACAGCGACAGACTCGTCCTGGATCTGCAGCCTTTCTGCAGTTAGGTAAGGATATTGACCAAGCCACGAAAAACCTAGGTCGTTTCAAAAGCGAGGCTAGCGCTGCTGCAGCTACGCTCACTCAAATTCCCGCTGCATCTCTGGAGAAGATCGCCGCTCAGATAGGCCGCCTTCAAGGCCAGATGCAGAAATTAAACATATCTTCTGATGAGTTTCTACGTTACCAACAACGCATACAGCTTGTCGGTACTGTTAGGTCGCTTACGGAATCCAGGCAGCAGGTTCGTGCGCGTAACGCAATGTATGAAAGTCCGCAGTACGCTATGTTTGCGGAAGGTCGTGCAGCTAATTTAGAGCTTCCTAACACAACAGCAGCCTTAAACCTAGAACTAGCCCAACTAGGTGATCGCCTAGCAAATACAACACGAGGTACAGTAGAGTATCTTACTGTAGCCACGCAGATGGCTGGAGTACAGCGCGAGCTTACGAGCGTTACTCAGGGGTATGCCCAAGCGCTTGTAATGGGCCTGCGCACCAATACAGTTCCTAGTAGTGCAAAAAACATTAAAGAAGCTATTACAGCCCTACGGGCTGAAATGGAGCAGTTGGATACAACAACTGCAGAAGGCTCCAGGCACTACGCCGAAAACGCAAGCGCCGCCAACCGCCTAGAGAAGCAGCTTAACGATCTCGCTAGTGCGTATGGTGCAGTGGCCGATAAGGCGACGCAGGCTGCCACAGCCGAGCAGAACGCCGCTAATGCACGCATCCGCGACAACTACTTCAATCGAGGGATGGTACGCCAGCAGGAGGCTGCGCTCGCCGAACTCGGCCAACGTGTACGCGCTGGCGTAAGCGGTACACCTCTTCTACTTCCTGCCGCCGGGCAAACTTCAGCCCGTGGTACGGGACTGGAAATAAGCGCTGGCGAGGGTGTACGGGTGCGTAGAGGTAGGCGTTCAACCTCCACAAGGTCTACAGGCGAAGTTTCTGCCCTTAGTGAGCAGGCCGGATTGGGTGGGGTTGAACGTTTCTTTGGCAGAGGCGAACTTGGGGGTGCTAATGCCCCTGGTCGTGGGGTGACTCCGATCGGTCCTGTGATGACCCCAGATCAGGAAAGCAAAAACAGAACGCGAGTCATAACTGAAGCCTCGCAAGCATACGACACCTTAGGTAAGTCAGTGGAGCGTTCTCGGCGCCCCTTGCGCGATATTTACGTCGATATTGATAAGACTACAAAAGCAAGTAACGGCAGCGTAAATAGTCTGGAAGCGCAGATAGGCGCGTGGACCGAACTACGCAATGCCGTTGGCCGTACCGCGCCCGCTTTTGATACAGCAACTAAGAAACTGGAGCAGCTCACGGCACGACGCGAGCGTCTTACCGGGGGCCGCCGCCTAAGCGGGATGCAACTTGCCCAGGGCGTCGGCGCGGCGCTTAGCGGCGGCATCTTCGGCGGCCCCGAGGGCCTGATCGGCGGTCTCGGCGGCTTGGCCCTGGGCGGCGTGGGCGGCGCTTTCGCTGGTGCGGCCGCTGGTGCGCAGGTCGGCATGTTCCGCCAGCAGCTCGGCACAGTGACCGACTACTCGGCCCGCATCGACAAGTTGCAGATCGCTCTGCGGGGCATCGTCGGCTCACAGGACGCTTACAGCCAGGCTTTGTCCGCAGCCGCCTCGGTGACCCGCGACCTCAACATCCCCCAGGAGGTTGCGATCCAAGGCATGACCCGCCTGAGCGCCGCCGTCAAGGGCGCCGGTGGCACGGTAAGCGACTCCGCTTTTGCGTTCCGTGCCGTAAGCGAGGCAGTCAAAGCCACTGGCGGCAACGCCGAGCAGGCCGATGGCGCCCTCCTCGCACTCACGCAGGTCTTCTCCAAGGGCAAGGTCAGCGCTGAAGAACTCAACCAGATCGCTGAGCGACTGCCCGGCACCTTCACCCTTTTCGCCAAGGCGGCCGGCATGACCGGCCCTCAACTGCAGAAGGCGCTCCAGGAGGGCCAAGTAGGTCTCAACGACCTAATGAAGTTCCTGCAGCTAATCAGCACTGAGTACGGACAAACGGCACTCAAGATCGCCAAGTCCAGCCAAGAAGCCGGCGCTCGTTTGACAGTTGCAATGCAAAACATGCAACTAGAGGTAGGACGCGCTCTGCAACCTCTGGGTGCCGATCTGCAAAACGCATTTGCCGTATTTATAACCGACATTACACCTGCCGTAGTCGCTGCTGCACAAGGGTTTGTGGGCGTGGCTAAGGCAATCGGTGCTGCCGGTGATGCGTTCATGGATTTCACAGCACCTGTACGGGATTTCTTCGCCACGGGAATGCCTGCATACCTACAGGTTGCTAAAGCGTTTTGGGATAGTATCGCCAACGATGTCTCTGCGTTCTGGACTCGTATTGGCAGTTTCTTCACAGGATTGCAAACAATAAGCTCTACAGCGTTAAAGGCTATCGGCATAGACGTGGGAGGGCTAGGAGATACCATGCAGATAGTGGCCACTAATGTAGGTAAGTTCTGGTCTAGCATTTTTGACTTCATCAAAGGCCGCTGGCGCGAAACCGTCAGCAACATGATCAACTACAGCAATCCTTTGCTGGCGGGCCTCAAACTGCTTGGAATTGCAGATGTAGGCCAGGCTGTAACAAAGGGTATAGCGGCGGGTGCTACCGCAATGTCACCTATATTTAAGCTTCCGCAGGCGCAACAGAGCACTGCAGAAAGCCCGTCCGTATTCCCCTCCCCTGCCACAGACGAGGAAAAGAAGAAAAAAGCAGCCAAGGACAAAGCCGACAGAGAGCGCCAAGCCGCGGCCGCCGAACAGCAGCGCCTGGCCAACACCCTGCTCGACCAGCAGCTGCGTGCAGCCGACAGGGTATTCCAGCACCAAATCGAGCTGGACCGTCAGCGCTAC